ATCCGTGAATCCGTAGTCGTCGTAACCAATACCGAAACCATCCGCGCCAATGGTGCCATACTGAAATATTCCTGGTTGATATGCCATATGCGTTAAATGTTATTACGATTTATGATGGATGTTAAAATGCATCAGGCAGTGACGCCCTTAATGACTACGAAATTGAGCACAAGAGTATCTGTTAAAGCTCCAGCAGGAATAATGCTTCGTATGGTAAGCGTAGCCGATCCAGCAAGACAAGCTACGTTAATTGTGTAATCTCCAAGATTTCCGCCAGATTTGTGATTAATAATAACAACATCTGTTGCAGCAATTTTATTGTTTGTCCAAGTAGAACTAACAGACGTGTTTGCATTTAATGAAGCATTGGATGTCGTAATCTGCCCGCACATTGCATCTAGAGTAAATGCAGTGGCCTTGCTAGTAAGCTGAGTGACCATGCCGCCAGCACCCGTGTAAAAGCCAAGACCAGTCGTGGTCGTGTCCACAGCCTCGTAATGGCCAGCACCAGCCGTGGAGCGGGCCAGAAACGTGTTGTTACTCGTCGCTGCTACAACCTTAGCCAGAGTGACTGCATGGGCTGCGATCTTACCAGTGGTGACTGCAAGGTCATTAATCTTAGTCGTAGTAACATTACTATCTAAAATCTTTACCGTGGTCACTGCATCATTTGCAATGGTCGAAGTCGTAACGTCATTAGCAGCAATAGCTGCAACCGTAGGTTGAGCCAACAGATTCAACTTGGTGTAAGTGATCGGATCCGTCGTTCCTGTAAAGGTGTATCCTGGTGTTACAGATGGCATAGTGGTAGGTGTTAAACTTGGACGAGGTTAGCGCGTTGTCCAGCGCGTGCTTCATAGCCAACAGCCATGACACTTATGTAGCCCTGCGTGTTGGTTACTTCAAGCCAGCTAAGGCGTCCCTGACGCCGAGTAATGAGCGGCAAGCGGTATTCCTGCACCATCTGGGGTTGGAAGCCAGTACCCGTCTGTAAGCCCGTTGCAGGCGATCCTGGGGTGGTTGTAGCGTCTCCAAGCGAACCCGTGCTGTAATCCTTGCGGTAAGCACGATTGAAATCGTTGTTTGCATTGGTCAGGTCGTAAGCAGAGTCAGCAAACTTCCATGTCTCAGACCGGCTGTAGGTCTGGTCCGTCAGAATAACGCTCTCTTCGCTGGCACCCTCCGTAAACGCAGACACCGACACTTCTGGACGGTTGGTAGCCAAGTCCACAAATGCTCGACGCTGGAAGTGATTCACGTTAGAGGTATCGTAGGCCCGCGTAACGAGCTGAGTGCTGATTTCAGCCACCGTAGAGCCATTGATGTCGTTCTGGCCTTCATCCGTGACAAAGATCCGTCCGTCCTCGGTGACTGCGTGCATCCGCTGCAACCCAAGATAATCGATTACCTGCCAGCTTTGGATGCACATATTTAACGTGCTATCAAAGCTCCACTCACCAAACCAGTTCTCGGTAGTAAAGTTGTAAACTACCACTGCATTGCAGACGAGGCTGTTATCGACGGGAAGCGCAACGTAGAGCTTGTTGCTCCAATATCCAATGCTGATCTTGTAGCCAACCTTCCAGTTCACCCGACTCATAATCATATCAATGCGGGTAGAAAGAGGCAGAGTCTTATGCTGAAGCGAGTTGTTGGTGGATGTCAGCGTCAGCAGATTGATGTTCTGATTGCTGACGTAAGCCAGATCAGGACCAATTGACGTTACGCCGTTAATGCCCACCAGACCCACTTGGCGGGTGATTTCAGTGACAGTAGCGATAGGAACTCCCGTAATAGGGTCACTTAACGCCCCTTGGATGTTTTGAATGAGCAAGATCGACTTGTTCTTAAAGGCGATAAGGCTGTCCTGTCCGAATGGGAACGTGGCAACCAAGTAGTCGCTGCCACCTGTATTTATATGCAACTCGTTTGCCAGAGGATCGTAGTCCGTAAACGCCAATACGTCTGATGCGGCTACTTCATCTTTGCCATCTATCACCCAAAGCCTGTTTTGACAGAAAGTAGCTTGATTGCTGTTGGGGATGGATAGAAACGAAGCAGGCAGCGTTGTGTCTGGAACTAGCTCGAAGGTGCCGTTCCAATTGCCATCCCAGTAAAGTGGTTTTTCATCTGCCCCACGGAAAATGTAAACGTAGTTGTTGGCCTGAACAATGGTGGACTGGGTGGTTACTTGGTAGCTCCCAAGGCTGATGCTTTTGCCTGTGTATCCGTTCGCGTAGAATCCCACGCTGGCATTCCCCAGCATCATAATCCAAGTCTGACCAATGTTGTTAGGATCGGAATAGATGCTTGAAGCGTAGACATTCTGCAACGGAGCACTGTAGGAGTAAATTGCGTCGTAGGTTCCAGAATTAAGGGAATTTATTACAACCGAAGTGTTGTTGCCATTAGCCAAACTCTGGCTCGCAGGCTCCAAAGCTGCCAGTCCAATGCCTGTATCAGATAACTGCCAATTTGTTCCGTAAATAGATGTTAAAATTACAGTAGTAGACGTGCCGTAGTTAATTCCGACTGCAATGAATCTGCCGTTAAAGAAATCAATATCGTTAAACAAATACGCTGGAGAAGTGTAACTTGCTTGAACTGAAGTCCAGGTGGTTAAATCAGTGGAAATAGCTATTGCTCCACCAGATCCAAGAGCGCAAAAAACACCATTTCCGAAAGTTATAGCAATTGGCAAAAACAACGCGGTCAAATTAGCAGCCAATGTCCATGTAATGCCATCAACTGATGTCACAATTTTAGACGCACTCGTTGTTAAAATAAAAACTCCGTTGTAAAAGAACAAATCAGTGGCTCCACCAAACGAAGTTTGCAGAGTTCCATTTGTCCAATTTACCCCATTATCAGTAGAGGTTATCGGCGTAAACTGAGTAGGAGAAGTATTGGTAGTGCATACGCCAACCCACTTGCCGTTGCCATACGCCAAGCCATTCATATCGGCTGGCGCAATATCTCCAGATGTTGCCCAAGTCGTGCCGTTTGATGAATAATAAATTTCACCAGAATAACCAGCCCCTCCAAATCCGCCTGCAACAAATACACCATTGGCAAATGCTATCCTTCTAATAAGATTTTGAATAGTGACCCCTGGAATATTAGTTTGAGTCCAGGTAATTGCATCAGGACTAGTAATAACGCACGGAAATGTACCACCAGATGAAAAAGACCCTCCTCCCACAAACAAGTTTGCGCCAAAAGTAATGCAGATTGCGTCAGCAGAGGTTGTGTTTGCAGCCGTATTCCATTTAGATCCAAATGACTCAGTAGCCAGTTCTGGCAGGCAGACAAACCCACCCCTAGTCACTGCATCCTGAGACGTGAAATCATGGTTAACGGCTTTCTGGACGTTACCAGGCTTGATGTTCTCGGCAGCGTTGTACTCGTCTACGCCAATGAATGAGTTATCCCCAACCACTTGAGGTTGGTCATCGAGATTACCGTATGCGCGATAACGATTCATTGAGGTTGTGCCTGTAGCCTCTTAATCTAGGTTCTTAACGTTTCCAGCCTTCCATTGCTTGTGCCACCGCCACAGCAGAAAGGCAATTCCAAGCAATGTGCCTACAAGTGCGGCGACCTCGTTGACTTGCGACAGGCTTACCATTGCAGCGGCTGGCGTTGCGGCGGTAAGGGTGGCTTTGATGTTGTCAGCGTTCATTTTTTGCTCCTCATTTCCATGATCTTTTCCAGCGTGCGACCCCCAAAATAGAAGCTCATGATGAGCATCCCCCACTGCCCGAGCAGCGAGACGTAGCTTTCGTTCGCGTTATGGCCGAACGCCGACATGAACGCCAGTGTGCAGTAAAGCAGAAGGATTGCGACAAGCGTCATAGGACGGACGTTCTTCGACATCCACGAGTCCGACGCCATGTCCGCCTGCAACCGCTGCGTGAGGTTGTCCTGCTCCACCTTGTACGCCTCAAGGTCGGCGTTCATCTTTGCCAGCTCTCCGCTCTGCGCGAGCTGCGCGAGTTCCAACTGCGCCTTGGCCTTTGCCTCGGGGTCGGGGATGAGTTTGTCGATCAGCTTTGTGCCGATGCCGAGGATTTCAGCGAGAGGGAACATGGTTACTTTTTGTTGAACATATCGAACAGAGCTTTGATCTTCTCCTCAAGAACTGCGACGCGCAGGTCGAGCTTCGAGAGCACGATGATGAGCGTTATCATGCCCAAGAAAATCGGCCAGCCCTTCACGAGGATTTCGAGCGCGTCCATACACTAGGGTTTAGTGTAAGTTCGCGCCTTCACGACGTCGGCTTGTCAGCAGCAGCGGCCTTGAGCTGTTCGATCTCCGCCAGCGCAGCGGCGAGTGAGTCCACCAGTAGATTGAGCGACTGCTGTTGGAGCTGCTGCACGATCGCGTTCTTGTGTTCGTCTTTGGTCATGGGGAATTAAACAACGGGCGTCAGGCCAGCGTTGATCGCGAGCTGTCGGTAGAAAGGCTCGTTGTCCGTGCCCCATGTCGCACACTGCTCCTCGGTTGCTGGGACAA